CTGCGGACGGGTATGGATAACGCCGCCCGACGTCCATGTGCTGAACGCGGTCGAGTTGATGGCGACGGTGATCGTCGTGCCGGTAGTCGCCGTGACCAGGGCGCGGAGGCCGTTGATCTGGGTCATGCCGGAGACGCCGGAAACCTGCACCGACTGGCCGACGACCAGGTCATGGGAAGCGACCGACAGGACGGCCTGGGCGGCCTTGCTGATGCCGGTCAGCGCGAAGGTCTGGTCAGCGGCGAAGGTGACGCGGCCCGTGGTCGTTACCAGCGACCAGTCGTCGCTGCGAATCTCGGTGGCGCCTATCGCCACCCGCGCCGTGCCGGCAACCGGCTTTTTGATTTCGCGGTAAGCATAGCCAGTGGCGCCGGCCGCTTTATCGGTGCCGTAGTATTTGCGAAGCTGATAGACGCCAGCCGAGACCAGCCCCATAGCCTGGTCGAATGGCGTCGGCGTGCCGGCCCGGCCGTTACTCGAATACTCGTCATAACATCGAACCCGGAATCCGGCATATTTGCCGTGAGCGCGGTGATAAATGGCCTGTAGCTCGGCGTAGGTCTGATCGTTGTCCAGCAGGTAGGAAATGTCGAACTTGCGAACCGGGAATTGATGGACAAGCCGCCGGTATTCCTGCCCGCCGGATGTGGTGATGATGTCGACGGCGTAGTCGTCCTGGTAGCTGGCCCCCATGCGGACCAGTTCGGACAGGCGCTCTTCGAGGAAATCAGGCATAACGCTGCGCTCCGTTCATGGCCCCGAGGGCGGCTCGGGCGCCGGCCGCCATGCTGCGGCGGATCTCGGATTTGTCCGCCCCGGGCCCGACGGTGATGTGCTGGTTGATAACCATGCCGCCGCCGCCCTGCCCGGCCATCTTGACCGGGATGTTGCGGCCGTCGGGGAGCGGGACGAAGGCTTCCGGCCGGCTGCCTTCGCCGAACATGGCGAGCTGCGGCGAGGTGGCGATGCCGCCGTTGGCGTATTTGTTGAGCGGCAGGGGGCCGGCGCTGGTCATGATGCCGCCGCTTTCGAAGGCGAACAGCGAGGCCCAGTTGATCGACGACAGCCAGCTGCCGGCCGCGTTGATGCCTTTTTCGATTAGACCGGCGCCGCCGGCTGTGCTTTTGCCACCGCTCAGGAGGTCGCCGAACAGGGCCTGGCCGATGCGGGCGGCGGCGGCATCGGCGGCCATGCGCTGGAGGGTCTGGCCGAATTTCTTGGCCATTTTGTCGGCGCCGTTGGCAAACGGATCGAAAATGAAATCGGCCAGCGAGTTCTGTATATTGCGGGCGGCCTGCTGGGCAAATTCATTCGTTTTGTCTTCGGCTGTGGTCTGCTGCTCGATGCGCTTTTTGTCGACCTTGATCAGGGCGTCGGTCAGCTGGCCGCGCAGGGCGATTTCATCGCGCAGGTAATCGAGGGTGTCGGCGCTGGCGCCATTGGCGGCGGCGATGGCCAGCGCGTCTTCCAGCCTGGCCTGGGTGACGACGCTGATCTGCGATTCGGTGAGGCCGTAGGTGGCCGCCAGATCCTCGGCGGCGCCTATGCTTTCGACCATTTTCTGACGATGGTCTAGCATGGCCTGGCCGGCCTTTTCGAGGCTGGCGTTGAATTCGTTTTGCTGCGCGATTTCCTTGTCGGCGGCGACCAGGAACTCGAGCTTGCCTTCGATCATGGCGCGCTGGCTGGCAGTGGCCTTGAGGGTGCCGGCCGCCAGCTGCTGGCGGACTTCGGCGGCCTGTTTTTCGGCGGCGGTGAGTTTTTCCGTGGTCGACAGATCGAGGGCGCGGACGGCGATTTCCTTGTCCAGCGTGTCGATCAGCCTGGCGGCCTGGTCGGCGCGACCGGCATTGCCCCCGGTAGCCTGCGAAGTCCGGGTGGGCGCGGTCAGGGTGACCGGCGCCGTGGTTGGCGCATTCTTGAGACGATTGATTTCGGCGTAATAGGCAATCTGTTGATTCAGCGAGCGCAGGCGTTCTTCATCGGCGGCGCTGCCCCGGCCGATGCTGATCCGGTCTTCGAGTTTGGCGGCCTCGGCGTTCAGTTCGCGGACCCGCTCGGCCTGGTCCTTGAAAGGGTTGGTCAGGCCGTATTTGACGAGGGCGTCGAGAAAGCCGTCGGAATTCTTGATGCCGGCCAGCAATTCGCTAGACAGGCGAACCAGGGCCGGCAGCATTTCGTTGGCGATGGAGCGGCCGGCGGCGCCGGATACGGTGCTCAGGCGGTCGATGTTGTCGTTGAAGTTCTCGGCCTGCCTGGCCAGCTTGCTGTCGATGATGCCACCCAGGCGGGCCGCTTCGTCGGCCATGTCCTTGAGACCCGAGGCGCCGTTGTTGAGGAGGGGCACCAGCTTGGCGCCGGACTTGCCGAAAATATCGATGGCCAGCGCCGTCTTGCCAGCGCCGTCTTTCATGTTGGCAAAGCGGTCGGCGATTTCGGCGAAGACCTGGTCGGATGTTTTCAGTTCGCCGGACGATGTCTTGACGTTGATGCCGAGGTCTTTGAAGATCTCGGCCGATTCTTTGGAGCCGCTGGCGGCCTCCTGCATCTTGACCGACAACTTGCCGAGCGAGGTGCCCATCGCTTCGAATTCGACGCCCGACAGGCCGCCGGCGTAGGTCAGCGCCGAGAAGGCTTCGGTGGTCAGGCCGACCTGTTGGGCGGCCTTGCTGATCTTGTCGAGCTCATCGATGGTGTTTTTGACCGTGGCCGTAAATCCGACGCCGAGGATGCCGGTGAGCAGACCGCCGGCGAGACCGGCTGCGCTGCTGCTGACGAAGCTGTCGGCCTTGGTCTTGAGGGCGCCGAGGCCGGTCTGCACCGATCGGAAGGCGGCCTGCGTGTCGTCGCGGGCGGTCAGGACAAATTCGGTTTTGGTCGTGGTCATCGCTGAAAATCTCGAATCTGAATCAGGTCCAAAATGACCGAATCAACGTCGTCTATGCCGAGGTGGTCACAAACCCACGGCAGCGCCATCCAGTCGATCAGGCCGCCCATCAGGTTCCAGGCCTGGACGGAAACCCGGCTTTCCGTGGGCGCCGGCCCGGGTGGCGGTGACGGCCGAACGGTCGTCACCAGCCAGTCGGCTAGACGTTTCCCCGCTCTGCCTGGGCCGCTTCATGGCGCTGGTAGGCTTCGATGACGCCGCTGACGATGGCATTCCAGGCATCCGGCTGGTCGGCGATCCAGGCGCCGAAAAGGGCGTCGCTGAATTCGACAGGCTCGGGGTCGCCGCCGGGCAGCAGGTCGGCTTCGGTGACGCCGGACCAGCCGACCACGAAGCGGCAGGCGAATTCGAGCGAGATGCGCCCGCCGTCGGCGCCGAGGCGGGCGACGTCGAGCGCCGATGGACGGCGCACGGTGAATTGCCAGGCGCCGACCTGGACGGTCGATTCCCGGCTCTTCTGGAAACGGGCGAGGTCGAGCTGTTTCATCAGGCGGCGCTGACGGTCAGGCCGCCGAGCATGGTGATTTTGGCCGGCGACGTGGTGACGCCCTGCTTGCCGCCGCCAGGGGCTCCGGTGTAGCCGACGGTGCCGTACCACATGGCGAAGGCGCCATCCGGCCAGACGACCTTGAAGCCCTTGTTGGCGCGCGTGCGGAAGGCCGTGATCATCGCCTGCTGCGCCGCATCGGCCGGATTCCACTGCATGGTCATGTCGGCCGACTGGGCCGTGGCGCCGACCACGGCCTGGGTGTCGACCGTGTCATTGACGGTGGTGGTATCGACCGTCTTGATATCACCACCGGCGAAGCTGAATTCCTGGACGCCGGTGATGGTGGTGCCGAGGGTGACTTTCTTGGCGGTGCCGCTCGTGAAGGCCGAGAATAGCGTGGTGTCGATGCCGGTGACGCCATCGACGCCGGCGGCCTGGAAGGTGTCGGTCGTGACGTTGAGGACCTTGACCAGCAGGCCGTTGAGTTCGACCATGCCCTGGATTTCCAGCAGCACATGATCGCCGTTGGCATAGCCGTGGGCTGTCGCGGTGATGACGCCCGGCGCGGCCTGGGTGATTCCGGTGATGGTTTTCGCAGCGGCGATGGCGGACTCCATGTAGAGCTTGAGCCCGGAATTGATGTGAATAGTCATTGCTTGCTCCTAGATGGGCGCGGCCGGATTGCTGCCGGCGATGAAATAGGTGATCGGGTAGGTGATGCGATTGACGCCGCAGGGCTTTTCGAGGCTGTCGTCAACGTCCGGCTCGATGCGCGGGGCGAGAATCATCCTGAGCAGGCCGCCGAAGCTGAGGTCGGGCGCGGTGGCGATGCTTTGCTGCACCTCGAGCGCGATCTGGTCCAGGATGTCCTCGATGTCGCCGCCGTCCTTGACGTAGGCTTCGACGACCAGGTCGGCGCTGCGCTGCTCGGTGTAGTCGTCGCCGACGGTAATCGTTTCGCCGATGTCGTCACCGACCCATACTTTTAGATAGGGCAGCGCATCGGTATTCGGCCGGGTGCGCTGGCCGAAGACATTGGCGCCGGTTGTAGCCAGCCCGGTCAGGCGGGCGACGAAGGCGTCGCGGATCTGGGTGCGGACGTGGCTCATGCTTCGTCCAGCCGCAGCAGCGTGATGCCGGTGCCGTCCGGCTCGATGCCGACAACCGTAAAGCTGGCGCCGGCGATGACGACGGCGTCACCGCGGGCGACGACGGTTTCCGAAGGCACGAAGACCTGCGGACCGCTGCCGCCGACCATGCCGCCAAAGGCCGCCGCATATGGGCTGTCTAAAACGCCGCGCACCGCCACGCCATCGACGGTCAGGTCGATGGCGAAATCGCTGAAGAAGGCGGCGTTATCGAGCCACATTATTTGGCCCTGGCTTTCCTGGCTGGCTGGATGTCTTCCTGCGGCTGGATTTCCTCCGCCCGGCCGAGGCCGACGACGTAGGCGGCATCGGCGACCGTCAGGTCGATGACCTCGCCCGCTTCGACGCGCTGGCCCTTGTGCAGGAAGGGCTGAGTGACACGGATTTCCATGATTTTTCCTTGCGGAACAGGCGGGGCCGCAGCCCCGCCCGCCCGATTAGGTGATGGAAGCGGCGACGGAGAAGGCGCCCGGCACGCGGACGCCGACATCGCAGGTGTAGAAGGCGCGGATGCCCGTGATGCCGGCGGCGAAGTTGGCATACGGATTGATGTCGATTTCCAGCACGCCCCACTCGGCCAGGATGACCTGGCTGAAGTCGCCGAAGATCATGGTGGCGGCCGGGATGTTGTTGGAGGTGTGGGCCTGGTAGCCCTCGACCATGCCGTCGTTGATGTTGCCCTTCCACAGCGTGACCGAATCCGTCGAGGCGATGCGGGCGCGCTGCGAGAGCAGGCCGGCAACGGCCGGGGTGGTGACGTAGCGGCAGTTGGCGTTCAGCGCATTGGCGCCGGCGACATCGGTCTGGAATTCGATGCATCCGGCCAGGCCGAGCGTCGTGCCGGTGACCGAGCCGACACCGGACGTGCCGATGATGCCGGTCGGCTGGCCGGAGGCGCCGGAACCATTGAAGACGGCCGCATCGATGGCGACGGCGAGCTGGGCGGCAAGGTCGCCCATGACGAAGCTGTCGGCATCCGGGGTGGATTGCACCAGCAGCTGGCGGGTGACTTCGGTGTAGGCGCCGAGGTTCTTCGGGCGCAGTTGCAGCAGGCCGATGGTCTGTTGGCTTTCGGTGATCGCCGTCGATTCCGAGGCCAGCCAGTAGCCGGTGGCACCAGCCGTCTGCTTGGTGATGTCGGCATTACCGACCAGGCCGGACAGGCGGCGGACGCCAAGTTCGTTGGACAGCGTGCGGGCGCGCAGCAGCTCGATGAAGTCCTGCGGGCGCAGGTTGGTGGCGACCATGTTGCCGCCGTTGGCGGCGGTGGCGACCAGCATGTCGCGCTGCTGTACTTCCAGCGGGATAAAGAAACCGCGACCGGAGCCGCCGCGTTCGACGCCGATCGAGCGAATCTTGTCGGCGATGGCCTTGGAGGCTTCGCGCTCCAGGCCGGCGTCCGACCAGTCGTTATCGATCATCGCCTTGATGGCCTTGACCACGGAAAAGCGCTGGGCTTCTTTCTGGGTCATACCGATTTCCGGCGTGAATTTCTGGCTCTTCTCCGAGATGTGCTTGAGCAGCGCGGCGGTGAAGTCCTCGACCGACTGGCCGCTGCGGATGGCGGCGTCGGCCAGCGGCTTGGCGCCTTCGAAGTCCTTGAACTGGTCGCCGAGGGCGGCGATGTCATTGACGCGCTTTTGCGACTTTTCGGCGAACGAGCGCTCGATGGCGGCGACGTCGACCGGCGGGGTGACTACTTCGGTCATGGTGCTTTTCTCCTGAATGGATTCGTGAATCGGTGCGGTTTCGGATGCCAGGCTCCGGCCGAGGCCGACGGTGGTGTCGGCCGGCACGGTGACGAGCGAGTTTTCGAGGATTTCCCAGTCCGTGACGCGGTAGGTTGTCGGCTCGTTGCTGGCTCGTTCAAAAGGCCCGGCGGCGGCATCCAGCGCGCGCCGGAAGGCGGCCAGGTCGCCCGGGGCCGCAGCGTGACAGCGCGTCAGCACCCGTTCGAACAACTGGCCGTCCAGGGTTCGTTCGATCTTCTCGCCGGACTTGCCGACGGATTGCTCGATGATTTGGTGGATTTCGTAACCGGTGGAGGTCTTGGTCAGATGACCGCCCTGCACCAGCTTGATGGTCTTGCCGTCGTCGGCGGCCCAGCTGATGGCCACCTGGCCGCGCACCTTGTTGTCTTCGGCGCGAACCGAGCCAGGCAGATGATGTCCGCGCAGGGCGTCCCAGTCGTGGTTGAAAAGCAACGCTCCGCCGTCGTTGATCCGGTTGAGGCGCACCGCTTCCGGCGTGCATTCGAGGATCTCGATGCCCCACCAGCGCTCGTAGGGGTCGTTGCTGGCGAAGGACAATTCGACGGTCAAATCCTGGCCGTCCTCGACGGCAGACTTGTCGTGCTTGAAACTCAGATCGCGGGTCAAACTCATGGGCAAACCTCCATGGTTTGCTTTTTACCGGGCGGCCGCGACACGTTTAAGGCATGGGGTGTCGCTCAAAGAAAAACCGCCC